CCCTAGCTTTTATGCGCGGTCCGGCATTGCGGCGAGACTTAGTGCTTGGCACCTCATTAAACCAAGCTACCGACCCAAATTTTTACTCCGGACAATTGACTACATCCGGCGGTCCAAGCAACAAAACGATTTTGGCGTATGGAGCTGTTGGCAACGCACCCAACACTAATTCACCCAATAACCAGCTCAACGGCGAGGCGTTTGAGGCCGATGCTGTTAATAGCGCTGCCGCTATTGGAGGACATCCCGGCGCCATCATCCTCCCCAACAACTTCAGCGGCACCAATCCAGCATTCACCAGCAACAGCAATCCCATCTTCCACAGCCTGACGTGGAACCCATACATCACGGAATCTCTGCCTGCAGACTTCGGCCTGACATTCCACTACGCCACCAATTCATTCAGCCAGGGTGACACCTTCGTGGTGAGCGCTGGCACCGAGGAGTGGGAAGTCCTTGACTTCGCCGCTAACGCCTCTGCTGTGACCGGCGCCTCTCCGCTATTCCTCGCTCGGATGGTCTGATGGCAACAATCAACCAATCCCCTGCAGGCCAGGCCAGCGTCACGCTCTCGGGGATCAGTTTCAACAGCATCGTTGCCACCGCCACGCCGGTTCGCATACCAGCGCGGTTCACTGTTGAGGGCGGGAGCGTTGCGATTTCGTTTGGCGGCGCAGGCGACCCAGCACCCGCCTCTCCGATCCGGGCATTCCCCAAGCTCCGCGTTCGCACTTAAACTCTCACCGACGGACTTCCCAGGATGGCGACTCTCGTAACCTCAGGCCGCACCGCCATCGCTGATTCCATCCGCGACGGCGCCCTCTTCATGGGCTGGGGGGCAGGCCTCGTCGCATGGGACACTGCCTTCGTCACCGAAGACACCTCCAAGACTCAGCTCGTCACGCCCGTCGGCTACCGCAAGCTCACCGAATCTGCCTTCTGCACCCCCAACGCAAACGGCACCATCGTCGTCCCCACCGGCAACTTCAACGTCTCCCAGACCCCCACCAATCACCTCTACCTCCGCTTCACCTTCGACTTCGACGACGCGCCGACCGCTCAGATCCGCGAGACCGCCGTCTTCCTTGGCACCGTCACCGACCCCGCCCTCCCGCTGGGTCAGATGTACTTCTCCCCAGCGCAGGTCACCAACCCTGGCACCATGCTGGTTGCCGAGAACGTCCCGCGCATCAACCGCACCGCCGCAACGCGCGAGACCTTCGAGTTCGTCGTCACCTTCTGAGGCCTGAACCGTGACCCTGACCCAGTACTACAACCGGTTCAACGCAGCCCAGGGCTACGACGAGCTCCTGTTCCGCGCTGCCAAGGGCCTCCAGTCCGCCGAGCTGAACGAGATCCAATCGACCCAGTTCGATCGGCTCAAGCGCATCGCCGACGTCCTGTTCAAGGACGGCGCCGTCATCCGCAACGGCCAGGCGATCATCGATCCCGTCTCCGGCGTCACCCAGATGGAGGCCGGCGCCATCTACGTGGTCGGTGCTGTCCGCGAGGTGGCCGCCGCCACCTTCACCATCCCGGTCATCGGTGAGCTGCAGATCGGCATCCGCATCACCACCGCCGAGATCACCGAACTCGAAGATCCTGCCCTGCGGGATCCAGCTGTCGGCACCCGCAACTACCAGGAGCCTGGCGCTGGCCGCCTCCGCCGCCTCGCCGCCTGGGGCTGGTCGGGCGATGGTGGCACCGGCGACTTCTACCCGGTCTACACCGTTCGCGATGGCTCGCTGCTCACCCAGACCCAGCCGCCGGTCCTCGACCCAGTCCTGCAGCTCATCGCCCGCTACGACCGCGAGAGCAACGGCAACTACGCCGTCCGGGGGATGGACGTCCAGCCGGCTGGCCTGGTCTCCGGTAGCCAGGTGTTCACCGTCAACGATGGCGTCGCCAACGTCCTCGGCTTCAAGGTCGACAAGCTCACATCCACCCGCCTCAGCTACGCCGAAGACCCGGACCTGGAGACGATCGCCAACGAGCCGAAGACCTCGGCATCGGCCTCGGCCCAGACCGTCACCCTGAACTACAAGCCGCTGTCGTCCATTCAGGACGTCGTGATCACGGCGCAGAAGACCGTCACCGTGAACCGCGGCGGCTTCTCTGGTGGCACCGATCCCTTCCCCGATACTGCCATCCTCAGCATCCAGTCGGTCACCCAGGGCGGCACCACCTACACCGCAACCACCGACTACCTGTTGGTGGGCGACACCATCAGCTGGTCGCCTGCCGGCGCTGAACCTGCCCCGGGCAGCACCTACTCCGTCACCTACCGCTACCTCACCAGCGTTACCCCGACCAGCATCAATCTCGCCGCTGGCACCTTCTCCGTCACCGGCGCAGTCGCTGGCACCCTGATCCTCGTCGACTACATCTGGAAGCTGCCCCGCACCGACATCCTGGCGGTGAACAGCATCGGCGAGTTCATCCGGATCAAAGGCGAGAGCTCCAGGTTCGGCAGCCCCAAGCCGTTCGTGCCATCCTCCCTCCTGGCCCTGGCAACGATCACCAACGCCTGGGGGCAGGTGGCCCTGGTCGACAACGACGCCATCCGCGTCACCGACATGGGCGAGCTGCGCAAGGTTCGCAACTCCATCGTCGAGCTGTTTGGCCTCATCGCCCTGGAGCGCCTCAAGACCGACATCTCAAGCCGCGAGCCCACCAGCAAGTCCGGCGTCTTCGTCGATCCGTTCTTCGATGACGACCTCCGCGACGATGGCATCACCCAGGATGCGGTGATCATCGACGGCGAGCTGCAGCTGCCGATCGCGTCCACCAATGTCCCAGCCTCGACCAACCACAAGGCCACCTGGCTGCTGCCTTACGAGGATGAGTTTCTGATCGTTCAGCGGCTGCGCACCGGCAGCATGAAGATCAACCCCTACCAGGCCTTCGCACCGCCGCCGGCACTCGTCACCCTCAACCCATCGGTCGACCAGTGGACGGTGGTGGAGAACATGGTGACCGAGCAGACCCGCCGGTTCATCGACCCCACCCTCGTGGCCCGCAGCGGGGACCGCACGATAACCTTCACCAGAGAGCTGGTCGAAACGACCAGGACTGAAGTGGAGTTCCTCCGCCAGATCGCAGTCGAGTTCATCGTCGAGGGCTTCGGCGCTGGCGAGCAGCTGGTGCTCCTCGAGTTCGACGGCATCGACATCACCCCCCTCTGAGGCCTGAGCAATGCCATTCTCAGCAAACAGCAACGGCATCCTGACGGGGCAGTTCACCATCCCGGCCAACGTCCCTGCCGGCACCAAGCTGGTCGAGTTCACCGGCGCTGGCGGCACCTACGGCGCTGGCCAGTTCACCGGCCGCGGCGAGCTTCTCGTTCGCCGCATCGTCCGCACCCGCGCGATCGGTCGACCCATCGACCCCCTCGCCCAGACCTTCACCCTCACCCGTGGCCGGCACGTGACGGCCGTGGACATCACCTTCACCACCAAGGGCGGCAGCGAGCCGGTGCAGGTGGAGATCCGCGAGGTTGAGAACGGCATTCCCACCCAGACCGTCCTGGCCGATGCCCGCATCCGCGCAGCTGACATCGACGTCACCGCCAACTGGGTGCGGGCGACGTTCGACACCCCGGTATGGCTGGAGGGCAGCCGTGAGTACGCCCTGGTGCTGCTCACGAACGACGCCAACCACGCCGTCGCTGTGGCCGAGCTGGGCAAGTACGACGCCAGCGCTCAGCAGTGGGTCACATCC